AATTATTAAATGGCGATAGTTTAGAAGATATTTTAACACAAAAACCAAAACCAAAAAAAGTTAGAAAAACTATTGATATTGATACACAAAATAAAAATCAATTGGAAAAAAAAGAAGAAATACAACCAAAACCTCCAATTAAAAATGAAGAGTTAAAGAATGAATTAGTAAAAGATGAACCAATTATTAAAGAACCAGTTGCTCCTAAACCTAAACCACAACCAGCACCTACATCTCCACCAAAAAAGATAGTTGTAGAAAAACCAGTTGTATCAAAACCAGTAGCATCAAAACCAGTAGCACAACAACAACCTCATAAGGTAGTTCCACCTAAACAAGAAAAGGCTTTGTATAATCCTTTTAAACAAACTTATAGAATTATGTAGAACTATTTATTTAAATTTAATTTTTTTATTTATTTTAATAAAATGGAAAATCATAAACCCATTAAAATATTAAAAGTTAAACCATTAGATAATCCGCAAAAATTACCAAGAGATATGCCAGATTATTTGCCACAAATGAAAGGTGAAGTTGTTATGGTTGTGGCACCTATTGCTCAAGGCAAATCTAATTTTGTTAGTAATTGGTTTTTAAACCCATCATTAGCAGAAGGTATGTTTGATACTATTTATTTATTAAGCAATACAGCACATCAAGACGACACAAGCAGATTTTTAATTGATGAACCAAATGTTATAGTATATGATGATTTAAATTCTGCAAAAGTTGATACTATTATTGATAGTATTATAGAAACACAAAAAGAATTTGATAAAAAGGATATGCCAAGAATAGCAATAATTTTTGATGATATTATAGGCTCTTTATCAATATATAATAGTAAGGCATTTAGTATAGCATCAAGAGCAAGACATTACAATATAGCAAATTTATTTTATATTGTGCAAAAATTTAAAAGTGTTAATAATGTTGTGCGTAATAACATTACCCATTTAATAGCATTTGCTGGTATATATAATGGTGGTGAGTTAAAAGCATTAGAAGATGAATTTTCATCTGTTGGTGGTAATGAAGGTTTTACTGCATTATATAAGAGAGAAGTGCAAAGTAATAAATATAATTTTTTATATGGCAATTTACAAACTGGAAAAACATATTATAACTTTGATAAGCTACTGCATTCAAACTTTGATAAATCTTTAATGGAAAATAAAGATGAATAATTTTATTTAAATTTTTATATAATTTTATTTTAATTAAATAAATGGATAGTTTTTTGAGAGACCAAGTATCACAGAGAGCATCTAATACTGATAGATTAAGTAGTTTAATACAACAAACAAAAGGCGAACAATTTGAAAATTGGCGAAATGATGCAAATAGATTATTTGATAGTCAATTAAACGATTATAGTAATAAAGCAAGTGAATATGTGCAGAATAAAATAGCATCTACAAGTGAAGGAGCAGGTGTATTAACACAAGTTCCACATTTTTATTCATTAGGAACTGGATTTTATAGAAATGTTTTAGGTGAAAGAGGTAAAACTGTGCTTGATGAAACAGCAAAAGGTTTAAAAATTGTTAAAGATAAAGTTAATTCTAAAATTGCTGAAAAAACTGGTGTTGATGTAGAAAAAACTGCTGGTGATGTTAAAACAAGAGTTAATAATATTGCTGACCAATTAGAAGGTAATACTCCAGAAACTTCTACAAAATTATATAAATATCAAGGTGTTCAAACTGCAGAAACACCTCCAAGTGAAATGGCACCTCAATCTAATCAAATGTTAGATAGAAGTAATAATCCTTTTAGAACTAATGTTGAACCAACAGAAGAAGTTATGGCAACAAGTAATCCAACATTAGAAACAAGAAATAATTTAGGAAATATAGAAGATGCAAGTCCAGAAGAAATAATGAGAACTGGAGATATTAATGCTACTTTATCAGCAGAAGAAAATCAAGCAATTAATGCTGCACAAGAGAGCATACCAGTTGCACAAGGTGAAAGTGGTTTAGTATCTAATACAACTGAATTAGGGACTGCTCCATATTTAGGCACTGCTAATGCTGTATCGGGCACAGAAGGCACAGCAACATTTGGTGGTGCTGCTGTTGGGGAAGAAATTGGTGAAACTGGTTTAATAGCAGGAGCAACTGAATTAGGTGCTGCAGATGCTGCATTGGCTTCTACTGGTGTTGGTGCTCCTCTTGCTGGCCTTATAGCAGTAGGTGGAGCCATAGCATTTGGATTAGATGAATTACTACATCATAGTCATAAACCAAAAGCACCAGTAATGCCTTATTCAACAGCAACACCAGCATTATCATCACAATATAATATTAGTTCTACAATTTTGCCATCTGGTTCATCTTTACAAGCAAGAGGAGGAACTATGGCATTTTAATTTAATTAAATTAAAAATTATTTAATTTTATTTTTTTATATTATTTATATAAATAAATATGGAAAACGAATATAGAGCAAATGATAATTCTTTATTCATACCTACAAAAAAACTTAAAATTTTCCCAGATGCACAAGGCGTAGATATTAAGGCAAATGGTAAAGGAACAAGTCAATTTATTTTTAGTGTGCCAGATTATCTTAATTTCTGTAATCCAGAAACTTTAAGATTACGATTTGATTTACAAATGGTAGGTAGAGGTCTTCCAAAGCCAGACCCTGCGGCCGCCTGTTCTTCTTTATTTAGACATATGAGAGTTCAAACTCAAAATGGATTAAATCTTTTAGAAGAAGTTAGTGAATATTCATCAAGAGTTGCTATGGAATATTCTTATGCGCAAGATGATGGTGTAATTCACAATAGAGAGCTTAATGAAGGCCTTTCACTTACAAACAATTCTGCACAACAATTATTTTGGAATGCCCAACCTCTTCCAAGTGCCACTATTGTTGCTGCTAATACTTCTAAAAAAGTTGCTGTATCACTTCCTCTATGGTCTGGTATTCTTGGCCCCGATGCTAGTGTCCTTCCAGTTGCTGCTCTTGGAGGCGTTAAATTAACTATGGAAACTAATACTCTTAAAAAATCTATTAGACTTGCAAATGATAGTGGAAAAACTGGTTCAAAATGTGCATTAGTTAAAACACAAGTTGCTGCGGCAGATTGGAATGACCCATTACTTACGCATACCATAAATATAGCAACTAAAACTGCTGCTACTACTAATAGCGGTTTTGAGGTGGGCGATGCTATATATTATGAAGCGGGTGGTGTTGATACTCTTATTGGTATTGTTGTAAGCATTGGAAATGCTGGTGGTGATATGACTATTAAAGTAAGAGGTAATGTTGTTATTAATCAGCCTTGGAAATTACTTGCTGTTGATACTAAATTATATACTCTAGCAAAAGACAGATTTGAAGGTTGGTCTCCTGGCGTTAATATGCAAGGTGGTGGGGCTAATGCAGCAATCACTCTTGCTGTTGCACAGGCACAAGTAAAAGTAGATTATACTATGACTGATTTAGAGATGATTGTAGAGCAAGTTCAACCGCCTCAATCTTATACTGATGATATGGTAAGAAAAATCAATTCTTCCTCTGGATTGATTATGAATTACAAAAATACTACTCTGCATAAGGTAAATCTTGTCGGCACAACCGGCTTACTTAATGCCAGTATTCCTAATACAAGTAAAAGAGTTTATAGTATTAATGCAATGCCTCTTGCGGCAAGTGATACTTATGATGGTGGTAATCTTGTAGCAAAGCCAGATAAAATTGAGGCATACCAATTTGTTATTAACGACCAACTTGTGCCAGACCAAAAAGTTCCACTATCAAGACTTTCTATGACCCCTGCATATGTAGAGCAATTGCATCTACAAGAACTGCGTAAATCTCTCATTAATTCTGGTATTTTTGTTAAATCTCTACAAAATGGAGAAAAGAACTTTATTATTGGTAGAGCAGTATCTCTATTTGGTTCTGTTAGTGATATTACTAAAAGTGATTTATCACTCCGTATGGAGTATGGTGCTGCAACATTCCAAAAAACTCTTAATGTTTATGTTTGCACTGCCAGAACTTTAATTATACAACAAAATAATATTGAAGTTGTTTATTAAAGCATTTAAGGATAAAAAAAATATCTTAACATATAAATATGGAGAACGCACTTTTAGAAGTAAATACGAATTTTACAGAAATGGATAGAGAACATTTTTTTTCATTATTTATGAATATAAGAAAAATGTATAATCTATATAGAAAATATGATAAAAGTGATATTAACGCTAAAATGCGTGCATATGATTATGTTCTTGATAATCTTACTGATACTCTCTTTTTTGAGGAACAATTACGGCATAGAAATTTAACTATTAAGGATTGTTTTTTAAAATATTAATTTTTTTTATTTAATTTTTTTTAATAATTTTATTACTATTAATAAAATGACTATTATAAGCCAAGATAAAAATGAGATACTCCCATTAAATATGCCAGCCAATAATGAATTCAGTTTCGCAAAAGGAGCAAGTTTAGTGCAATTTCTAATTCCACAAAGCCCAACACTTCTTTTAACAAAAACACTTAAGCTTAATGGTAAATTAAGAGTTAATAGAAGCACTTCTACATTCTCTACGCCAGTATTTCCAGATAATATTAATAATAAAGCAACTGGAGCTTATTCTCTTCGTATGAATGAAAGAGTTGGTCTTAATGCTCTATTTGATACTATTACTATTAGTGGTCTTGGAAGTGGCGGGCAAACTATGGAAAGTTTAAGAAATGTTGGAAGATTACTTGCTCTTACTAAACCTCTTACTCATAATCAATCACAATATGACGGCGAATTAAATGGCAAAGACCCTACCCTTGCATCAAGAAGTAATATTTCTGCTGTTGATGTTAATACAGAAGTATTTTTCTCAATACCAATAGAAACTGGACTTACTATGGGAGTTGATGCTTTGCCTCTTGGGCGTAATGGCTTACAAGGTATGGAACTTCTTATTCAACTTGCTAATGACCAAAATGTATTAATTACTACTGAAGCAGATAAAGCTTCTGTATATTATTCTCTTGTTGATTTATCACTTTGCTATGATACGCTTTCATTTGATGTTAGCACAACTGCTGAAATGGAGATGCCAAAGAGTGGCGAGTTAGAATATAATTCTTGGGCTCATCAATACCAAGTAATTAATGCTAGTGATACTCAACTAAATCTAAATTTCGGCACAAGTAAAACTCTATCCGTTATTTCTAGCACCATTCCAACAACGCATATAAATAATGTTAGTGTTGATGGTTTTAGCACAAATAATCTACTAAATCAAAATGCGGGAGTATATAATGTCGCGGCACCATTAAGGAAGGTTGTATTCGGCAAAGATGGTATGAGGCTACCTCTTGATTATGAACTTGATTGTGCAGAACAATCAACAGAAAATAGACCTCGTGTTGAGATTATTGATGAACTAAAAGGTTCTATGGACGTTGCTGGTTCTTCTATGTCTCTTGTAAGTGTTAATACTGAAAATCAACTTCAAACAAAAGTAAATCTAAATGGCAATGAAGTTGCTTCTCTTGATGCTACAATTAATGTCCAAGCACAAAATAAGCCAGTATTTGGCTTAGGAATTAGCGAAGATAGTTTAACAAAAGTTGGCCGTGATTTCAGCACATCTACCTTTACTCTTCGTATAGAAAGTGGCTTAAATGGTAATTCGCCTAACTCTATGAATGTCTTTACTCTTTCTAAAAATAAACTTGTATATACTCCACAAGGCATTTCTGTTAGTTCTTAATTAAAATTTATTTAATTTAAAATTTTATTTAATTTTTTCATAATATTTTATTAGTATATATAAAATGTCTAAATCACAATTGCCAGAAGTTCTAATCCCAGTAAATAAAACTACTATGAGTAATGTTGATATTTATACTAGCGTGCTAGAGCCAGTAAATAAAAGCCAGAAAAGATTAATCTTTAATATTCGCCAACAAGGTATTCTTAATGCTGGTTCTCGTCTTGTTATGTCTGTGCATCCAGATGATAATGCATCAAGTGGTGCAGGCGATTGTTTCTTGCCACTAACTGCTGGTATTGCGGCCTGTATTGATAGTGCTGTGCTTCGTGCAGGCACAAAAGTATTAGCCAGAACAGAAAAATTTGGTAAATTTTATGCTATGAAAAAATCAGTTCATACATCATCACAAAAGCAAAATATAGATATGGTTTTAGATGGTGGTGTTGTAAATGTAGGGCCTTCGCCTAATACTGATGGATTACTTGCTATTGATACTGGTTCTGCTATCTATGTTAATAAAACTACTGCTTCTGTTCCAGATAAATATAAACCAGTTCTTAGTCAAACTGATTGCCCTACTTTTTCTGTTGCATTAAGTGATTTATTCCCTATGATGCGCGGAATGATGTTGCCAGTATTCGCAATGGCGGAACAAGTATCCGTAGAAATTAATTTAACACAACAACTGGCCACACAAACTGGCAAAACTATTATGTTTAGGAATGCTCCTGGCACTACTACTGCCACTACATATGCACTAAATAATTTTGCAATGCATCTTGATTATTTAGAATATGATATGGCTACTATGGCAAGTATTAGAGCACAAGTTGATGGTGATGGTATGCCTATGCGCTACCCAGATATTGCACTTACAACTACTCAACTAATCTCTCCCGAGGTAGCAATTACTACTGGTAATACTGAAACAAAAATTGATGTGCGAGAAGTAGGCACTGCAGGAATGAAAGTTAATAACATTATGGTTGTAGAAAGTAATGGATTAGCTAACTCTCTTACTGGCGAATATCGTAGCGATGCAATGATACACCCGCCTCACTTTAATTGGCGTGTAAATGATAAGATTATCTATCCGCGTAAATTAACTAATACCTCTCATATGAGGAATGAAATGGAACAAATATTAGAATTTCCTATGTCTGTTGCAAATGCCGAATATTCTAATGATGTTGAATGTGATTTTTTTGCAAATAAAAATGGTAAGCAAAATTTAGTATTTGATGCTGGTGTAAATATGA